GATTCTACTACAGAGTATTTTCGTGAGTTTGCCATCTTCTTTCCCCTATGATATGATACCTTACCGAGCTTGACATATTCTCATGGGTATCTTGGTTAAATGGGGGCAGACTTAACCACCCCCATTAAGTAGTTAATTAAGTTTACAGATTAATCGTTAGTAAACTTATATCCACGAGTTGCATGAATTAATGCACATCCGTAAAGAGCATCAGCAACTACTTTTGTACCTAAGTGGTCAATTGAGTAGTCTGATTGCATTCTTACATCTTGTTGCATTGCAAATCCAACTGTAGACTTATGAAAAATAACCCCAACAACACCTGTAGTATCCGAAGTTAAAGCATTGGTCATCATAACAGGTATACCATACATCTTATCTACCATACCTGTGCTAAATGCTCCATTAGCTTGACCAGTTACATCATATCTTGCAATACGATATTCTTGTAATAAGTCAGCATAGACTGTTGGATTGACAGCCATCATCATTTCGCCATCACGATAATCAAGATCAGCCTCACCTAATGTAGCAAGTGCTGTTTGCATATCGGATTGAGTAATTACATTGTCATCACCAGTGTTAGCACCAGATGTAACAGTAATTAACTTACTAGCAATATGAGAATCTATTTCTTTAGCTAATGAATATCCAAAAGCTTGAGAATATTTCTCAACCATGCCTGGATTGGCTTGAATGACTGCTATATCTTCAAATAACTTTGAGGCGTACTTGTGTTGATTAATTGTAATGTCTGCTACTGCACCAGCATCTGTATCATATGAAATTGCTGTATTCTGCCCTTTAGTTCCAACTCCTAATTCAGAAATTAAAGGCACATGAATTAAATCACCTTTGCCTTGTACCATATCACTATAATCATCTACAAGTGGTCTAAAAACTAATTTACGTTGTAGGTAATCATACACATATTCACTCCAAAGTTCTGGAATAAATACATCGACTTCTGCTAAGCCTGTATTACCAGCTCCTATTGCACTATAACCCATTATTATCTCCTATAAGATTCTAATATTTGACTCCAATTGCGTTTACGTTCTTCAGGACTCATATCAGTCACTTTAGCCAATTTTTGTGTTGGCACAGTTCCTTGCCTATCAGGAGGGTTGTCCTTCTGTTCAGCAAATTCACTAACGATATTAAGTAAAGTTTCAGTATCCACATTGGAAAATTTTTCTCGTTTAGATTCAGGAAGTTTAGCTAAAGCATCATCTCGAAGTTTCAAGTCCATTGATTCCCATTTTTCTTTATATGGTTTGTATGTTTCAACTTCCTTGACAAGCTCAACATTGAGTTCTTGCCATTTTTCTTCTTCTTGCAGCTTTGCTCTCTTATTATCTTCCTGTTGTTTTTCAATGGCTATCATTTTATCTCTAAGTTCATTTCTTTCAGAGATGACTTCGTTTAGCCTTGAAATAGGTACATTGTTTTCGTCTTTAGTGACGGGTTCCTGTTTTACATCTGTTTCGATGGGTTGTTCTTCTGACATTTTTACCTCTTAAGTGAGTGGTTAATTTGCAAGAATAACACTTGCATTAAAAGTATACTATAATGTAACTTAGATAAGTAATCTAATGCAAGAGAAAAATTACGAATTTAAAAAAAAATGGTTCGAGTATCTTGGATACCAACCACATGATGGTCAATTAGCTCTTCACTATCCAAAAAAGTATAACGCCCGTTTCAATGTTATAGTTTGTGGTAGAAGATTTGGAAAGACTTGGGCTAGTGCTATGGAAGCTACCTATGTTGCCTCTCAACCCAATAAGCGTATTTGGGTAGTGGGTATGTCTTATAAAAAGGCTAGATTGATATTTAGAGAGATATGGCAAAGAATGGTTATTGGTCATGGAGATGATATAGAAAGAGCCTCTGAAAAAGATATGCTAATTAAATTTAAGTGGGGAACAACTGTTGAGGGAATGTCAGCAGATAATCCAGATTCATTAGTGGGGGAAGGACTCGATCTGTTAGTAATTGATGAGGTTGCCAAGATGAATAAGAAGATTTGGGATATGTATTTATCTCCAACTGTTGCTGGTAGAAAAGGTAAAGTTATTTTTATTACAACCCCTGAAGGTAGAAACTGGATTTATGATTTATATAAACTAGGTGATGTAGATGATATATGGGCTAACTACACTTCTCCATCATGGGAGAATCAACATGAATTTCCTTTAGGAATTGAAGACCCAGCAATTATAGAGCGTAAGCGTAATATGTCTAAAGAATTATTTGGTCAAGAATTTGGAGCAGAATTTTCTGTATTTGAGGGAAAGGTTTGGGATTTTAATAGAGAGTTAGACACGGGGGATTTTCCTTACGATCCTAACTTGCCTACTTACTGTACAATTGACTTTGGCTTTCGTATGCCAGCCGTTTTATTTATTCAAACTTACTTTGATGGAGAGTTTGAGCATATTAGAGTATTTGACTCTATCTTACACAAAAAAGATATTAAGACCGATGATTTAATTAAGATGATTAAGGTTAAAGGGTATCCAATAGTAAGTTATTATGGTGATCCAGCTGGTTCTAATGTTCAAGGTCAGAGTGGTGCTGGAGATATGGAGATATTTAGAAGAAGCGGTATTAGAGTATTATCTACTAAAGATAGAAAAAGTAGGAATATTGTTAATAGCGTAGCGTACACTAGAGGATTTTTTGAAAGTGCTGAAGGTATAAGAAGAATCCATGTAGACAAAAAGTGTGTAGATGTAATACAAGATTTTGAAGAGTATAGGTATCCTGAGTCTGAAGATGGTAAACCGATTAAGGAAGAGCCTATAAAAGATGGTTATCACGATCATGGGAATGATGCTTTTAGATATTTTATTATAAACAGATTCCCCATGAAAAATAGGGAAATGAAGAGGATTCAAAGATGATAGACAAAGTTATTAAAGATAAACTAAGCGAAGCTAAGATGATGATGGCTCATAACAGAAGAGCAGAAATACGAAAACACTTAGATTATTATTCTGGTACTTCAACTGAGCAGTATATTAGGCAATACTTTACAGGAGATGCCTTTACTGAAATACCTCCATCCTTAACAAACTTTACAAGAAAGTTTATCAACAAGGTAAGTGGTATATATACACTTGGTGCTAAAAGAAATACTGGGAGTACATCAGACCTTTATCAATCGTTAACCCCTACTAAGGATGTAAGATTAAAGCATTCAGAACGTATGACTCGTTTATTAGGTACAATTGCCAATAGAGTCTTTTGGACTAATGGCAAATTTGAATACAGACCTATTTACTATTTTGAATCTTACTTTGGAGAAAATCCATTTCAACCTATAGCGATTACATATCCACTTTTAAATCAAGTGGCTGATCTTTCTAATACTCAAGAACTACAATGGGAATATTGGGATGCAGAAAAGAATGTGATTATGAATGAAGATGGAGATATTATCTATCAAGAAGAAAACCCTTATGGTATTTTACCATTTTCATTTACACATAGAGAAGATCAAATTGATTCTTTTCATGTAGAAGGTGCTAGTGATATAATCAATTGCAATGAGCAAGTAAATATTAGTATTACAGAAATGAATCTAGGGTTGAGATTTAATATGTTTGGTCAACCTTGGGTTAATGGATTGCAAGCAGATCAAAATATGATTCGTGCTGGCTCTAACACTATCCTAGACATGGGAGATGAAGGTAAATATAATATTACTAGCCCTAGTGGAAATATTACAGAGGCTATTCAAAATATTAAATTCCAGATAGAATTAGTTGCCTCAAACAATCATCTATGGATTCAATGGGCAGAGTCTGGTGGAGAAGTTCCTAGTGGTATTTCATTGATGGTTAAGGATATGGAAAGAAAAGAAGATTACTACGATGATATAGCTCTTTGGAGATTGTATGAAAAAGATTTGTATGAGATTGAAAGAGTCATTGCTTCCTATAATGGAATTAACCTCTCTGAAGAATTTGGTGTAGACTTCTATGAAGTAGAATACCCTAAAACAGTTCAAGATCAAATACTAAAAGATAACTTTGATTTAGAAAATAATTTAATTACACAAGCAAAAATAATGGTTCGTGAAAATAAAGATTTAACAGTAGAACAAGCTCAAGCCATTATAGACAATAACAGAGGGTTTAATGAGCAAACAAAGCAACAATCAATCTTTAATAGCTTTCGTCAAACGCCTGGACAAGATCAACGATCTTGATGTTGATTTAAAAGGCGATATAAAAGAAATATTAAAAGATCCTATTTCTTGGGCTACTGCTCAAGCAGAAGAATATATTAAAAACAACCAAGATAAGTACCTAGAAGCTAAAAAACTTGGAAAGGAGTTTTTTGATGAAATTGAAAATATCAGTAGGGGTTGATTTTGGTAAATTGGCTAATGAGATGCCAAAACTTATAGATGAAGCACTTACGGCATACGCTGAAGATACTGAACAAGGTTCTAAGGATAAGATTGACAGAGGTGTAAGACCTAAATTAGCAGAAGCTACAAAAAAGAAAAGAAGATCTCAAGGAAACCCTAGTAATAAAGTCTTGTTTGATAAAGGCAATT